GATATAATTTAGTTTGGAAATATTGAATATCAGCAATATCTCCCAAATTCTGTCCACCTGGAAGAGTTGTAATTTCAGTTCCTTTACCACCCTCACGACGTGGCATCCAGAAGTCTTCCATCATACTCAAATGACGACGATCGTCACGAGTCTCTCCAGTTGTTGCATCATAAACAATTTTATTTCTAAACTTGTTCATAATGTCATTGACGTATTGTTCTGCTTTTAATTTTGGCAGGTTACCAACGTCAACATAAAACACACGTCTTTCTGGAGCACGTGAAATGCGGTAAATAACTACCGCATCTTCAATCATCTTTAACTGGTTTGTTGGCTTAATTGCTTTATGCAAATAAGACATCATCATACCAGTATTTTGATCTACTACTCCAGAAGGAGTATAGATAATTGAATCTAGCGAGAGTTTGATTCCCTGTGTAGTATTCTCTTGAATACCTTTATCATTATACAGGTAAAACTCTTCATTTTTAACTACAACATCAACACCCTGTGGTGTTCTTTTCTTTTCAACTTTTTTAATTTTGCGAATCTTGCGAGGATCCACATAACGCAATTCTTGAATACCTAATTTTGGTTGATTAGGATCTATTAAAATATTATAATAAACTCTTCCATCAATATACCACTGACGAAATATATCATGACCTTTATCATCAAAATTTAATAAACGAAGAACTTCATCAAACTCTGTTCTAATTTTACCCTTAATTGACTCAGATAATTTAACTTTATCCAAGTTAATCTTTACAGCTTGATCATCTGGTTCAGCAATAATTGCTTCGTTTACAATGTCTTCAATCGCAGCATCACAATCAGCATAAAGAGAAGTTTCTCTATAACGACGAATAAGATCGTTCTCATTCTTAACGATCGTATCCATATCCATGACCATGCCATAATAGCCTGTCGCAGAAGTAGATACGACTGTAGAGCCATCGTCAGAGATCGGAGTTACTACTGTTCCGATCTCTTTTTCTGGCTGCTTGCGTTTTATCTCAAATCCAAAAATTTGCATAATTAAAAACCCTAATTATATAATTAAATTGGTAGTGGGAAACTACCGATTGGTGTATCAACAGAAACATTAAGATTGATACCACCACCCTCAGTTGCATTAGAAGTAAAGTAGTTAAATTGAAACTCTACATCAAACTGTTCGATCTGATTTTGCTGATCGTAGTCTAATGCGATTGGACCAATTAGTGTTGGGAACGCATCAACGAACTTATAGCTCTTGATAATTGCACCACCACGATCTAATTGATGAACTTGTAAATCTACTTGGTAATCACGTGGGTTAGTTCTTCCGTCAGTGTTACTATAACTTTGAATACCAGCTTGCCATTGTTCCATAGCATTGCGAATATTGAAAGTAGTATCGTTGTAAATTGAAACAGTCCAAGGTGCAAAATTACGCTCGCCTGCAAAATTTACTGGACGTCCTTTATAGAGAACTTGAATATTCTCAATAGTAGACGCTGGTAACTGAGCAGACTTACATAAGAACTGAGCACGTTGACCAGCAACGATACCTAATGGTACGTAAGAAGGAAACACTAATTCAACACGGAACTGATTTGGGCGTGCACCGCCACCAATCATTTGTGCTTTAAAATCAGCGATATTTGCCATTTAATTCTCCTTTGTTCTTTCTTTATTTAGTCTCTTAGCCACCAATCTCGCTGAAGTTAATTCCAGAACGAGCAGCAACGAAGTTAAGAGTAATAAAGTTGATAGAACGTGCTGGCTTAATAAAGATATCAGCAACGAATTCATTGCGATCAATAACTTCACCAGTGTTGTTAGAATCATCACACTTAACTACGAAGTCAGTGATACCACGACGACCTTGTACGTCACGTAGGAATGGCTCCACTAAGTTCTTGAATTGAGCACGAGTAAACGCATCGTTAAACTCAAATAACTGATACTTAGCAGCAGTTGCAATTGCTTTCTCAAGAACAATAAACAGACGACGCACGTTAATGCGATCAAATGCACTTGGTTTAGCCAATAGAGTTTTGTCACCGAATAGAACAGTGCCATCTCCTGGGAAAGTAACAACTGGGTTAATACCATTCTTGTATAGATTATCACGATCAGTTTTATCAAGAGCAACAGCTAATTTAACTACGTTCTTGATTTGACCACGATTTAAACCACCTGGAGACCACCAAGCATCGTTAGTGTAATCAGTACGAGCACATAGACCAGCAATGTCACCATTTAATGGAACATAACGATATTTGTCATTATAACGATCATATTGATATTTGTAACCAGAATCAAGCACAGCATAAGAAGTGCTTGTTAACGCATTGCGATAAGCAATAATTTTGTTTACTGCATCATCACCACTATTAGAAGTGCTAATGATATCAGTAGTAGAAATATCTTGTGGGGAAATGAAGACTACGCAATCTCTTCTACTTTCTGCGATAGCGATAACAGCATTAGCAACAGTTGGAGATGCTTTTCCAATTGGAATTAATGAGATGTCATAACTTGCATCATCACTGAAAATGTTCCATGCTGTAATACGCTCGCCATCAGTTGCAGTTAGGTCATCTAAACCACCTGCCAATGAACGAGATACAGCTGCAGAGTTTGCAAATGAAGTTCCTGCAATATTATTACCCCAGTTGGTTCCACCTGTTGGGTGATCCATCCACCAGATATACTGAGAACGTGAATTGATTACATCTTTGTAATAGTTGTTTGTTCCGTCAAATTTCTTAGCATCACCTGCTTTGGATACATAAGCAAATTTTTCTAGGATAGTTCCTGGAGTACCAGTCCATAATCCGTCTTCATCAACAATGATTACGTGTAATTCGTCATTTGCGCCACCAACAGAAGCAGCAGCGTCAGATGTTCCTGGAGCAGTATCAAACTCATCTTTGTATGTCCATGTAGCGAAACTTGAAGAGTCTGCTAAAGAAACTTTTAATGAGTTACCCAATGTTCCTGGATATTTTGCAGCAAATTCACCAACAACACCAGCACCAGCAGCATAAGTTACTAGATAATCATTTTCGTTATTAATTTTTACGCCACCAGTTGTAACAACTGCAGTAGCTGCAGCACCTGATCCACCACCACCTGTTAATGTAACAGTTGGAGCAGAAGTATAACCAGTACCACCATTAGTTACAGTGATACTTGCAACAGTAGTAGCAGAAAGAGTGATAGCACCGACAGTTGCGCCAGTACCAGCACCAGTAATAACAGCAGTTGGTGCTGTAGTGTATCCAGATCCACCGCTAGTGATAGTAATGCCAGTAACAGCACCATCAGTAACTTGAACAGTTCCAGTAGCAGCAGTTCCACCAACTGGAGCAGTAAATGTTACAGTTGGCGTACCAGTATATCCAGAACCACCAGTAGCAACAGCTGCTGATGTAACAGTACTACCTGCCATATTTACAACTGCAGTAGCTTGAACACCACCAGAAATTTGTGGAGAACTTAAAGTTGCTGTTGGAGCAGAAGTATATCCAGATCCACCAGAACCTAATGTTATTGCAGTAACTGTACCAGATGGGCTAGCTACAGCATTACGGTGATTTTGAGTATCTGCACGAACAACTAAAAGGTTGTTTGTATAAGATAAAAAGTTTGCTGCTGTGAAAAATGAGTTTGCATTATCAGCAACAGGTTTTCCGAAACGACGAACCAGCTCGTTTTCAGAAGAAATGGTTACAGGTTGAAGAACTGGACCCCACTGGAACACTCCAGCAAAAGCACCAGCAGCAGTTGAAACTGCTGGAACGATAGAGGTAAAGTCTTTTTCTACGACTGCAACGCCAGGACTAAGTTGAAAAGGCATTGTAATTCTCCTTATTACATGTTATTCTGTTTTGCTTCGAGGAGCACTTGAAAGCACTAAATTATTTATTGAAACCACAATTTCAAAAATTTAAGGGTGGTTTCTCTCTTGTATCCCCATTATCAAAAAATCCAAATGGAGTCAATTGTTCTTCCATCGCTTGTATCTTTTTCTCATACATAATCTGTCTTAGGTTTACATTATTTAGATCCTTAAAATAACTCGTAGAAGTTAGCCAAGAAAACAACACCAAAGACATAACTAAGTCGTCATGATAACCATCATCTGCCTCATAAGAAGTTCGTTTTTCAATAAAAGTTGATATTTCTGATATAATATCAGCATCTTCTATAATTAACTTATTCTCTTCGACCAATGCTTTAAAATTATGACATCCCGTTCTTTTAACTTTCTTATCAGTGGTAACTCCAAGGTGGGTACTTCCTCCACCAAAACCACCAGTAACAGTTTGAAATCCAGAACTTCTATTCACAAAAACTATATTTTCATACTCTAATTCATGGTGTAAAATATATGGAACTTGCTCACTCGAATTAGTTTCTACTAAAACAAATGCTTGATTATATTGTGTAGCTACGTGATATATGACATTTGGGTACATTAATGGGCTAATATCATTTTTACGATATTTACCAACAAGTTTATATGGAACCTCAGTAATATCAACAATAGTGAAAGCAGAATAATCTCCACCAACACCTTTTGCAGTATCTGCAACTAAAACGTATGTATGTCCCTCTTCAGGATTTTTGTATAAATCTAAACCATCTTTGCTGAAAATTGGAACCGCAACTGACATCTTTGCAATCACATCAGCATTAATTAAAGTTAAACTAGAACCAAGGAATTTACATAAAACCTCTTGGTTATATTTTAACTCACCGAGCATGGCTTTCTGCTCAGCTGCCCATTTCTCATCACGTCCTGGAATTTTCCAGTATGGAATGAATAACGGAACAAATCCGTTTCTACCATTCTCAGCATCATTCCAGAATTTCCAGAAATGATTATATCCAAGTGGAGTAGAACTTAAAAGAATCTTTGTAGTTTCACCAGCAGAAATTGTTGGGTAAACTGACGTAAAGAATTCTTCAGCTACAGTATTAGGGATAATCGCAGTTTCGTCAACGTATAGTAAGTTAACAGATTTACCACGAATACCTGATGCAGCAGTAGCAGCAGTAAAAACTTTACTACCGTTTTCTAATTCAATATCACCTTTATTCCAAGTGGTAACACCTTGTTGCAACCACATTGGCAATCCTTCGTACATTAACTGATAACGAGATAATACTTCTCGAGCAGCTGTTGCTTTATTTGCAAGAATAGCAACTGTTTTACTATCTTGAAATAATGTATACCAAAGAATATATGCTGCCGAAGTAGTCGTCTTACCTTGCTGACGACCTTCCATAAGAATAACTTTTCTATTGTCGTGAATTACTTTAAGTTTTTCTTTCTGACATTCATATAATTTAAAAGGTATTAATCCTTTATCCAGAGAAACTATTTGACAATAAGTTTCAATAAAATATACTGGATCATCACGACATTTTAAATACTCTTGAACCTGCTCTGGGGTAAATTGAACAGTAACTCCAGCAGCTTTTAAGTTCGCATTCGCATTATAAATTTTAACCATATCTAAAAGTTATCTTCCCAATTTTCTTGGGCTACAGTAGCAGTTGCGGGATCTCCCTCAGCAACATAAACTTGATTCGGGTTAGAGAAATTCTCATTCTGTCCAACATTAGCATTAACTTCCGTAATAATACCTTGTCCAGAAATAGCACCAAATAAACTTGTTTTCATAGTAAATGATAATGTATGTGTAACAAAACGACGTGTTTGAAAATCTCCATCATAATCATCTTGAACAGAAACACTATTTAAAACGACAGGAACATCTAAAACAACATTCATATTTTGAATGTTTTTAATTGATAATGTATACTCAGGTGTAAAAGTTGGAAGAATTTGTTCAAGTATCTGTAAACCATCTTCCTGAGTTTTAGTTAAAATGTATAGTGAAATATCAATATTGTATGGCACTGGAGTATAAACATAACTTAAAGAATCAATTCCAGAACCGCAGGTAATTTTTTGCATACGATTAACTTTTCTCGCAGAATCGTATGTATAACCAGTTATTTCAAAAGACATACGTGGTAATGTTACGTATGTATTATTTTCTAACGTTGGATCTGACTCGATACGAACCAACCATTTTTCTTTTGGTGCATATGCCAATGGAACTTGCAAACGCTGAATGGTAGTACCTGTTACAGAATCACCCTCTTTTCGGTCGATATAAATGTTGCTAAACAGACGACCAAAACCTACAATTGTTTTTCGAATAATTCCGTGATAAAAAACTTGGTTATTTAACATTATACTACATCCCCAAACGGATTATTCTCATTAAACATAATATCAGCTGCTTCTTCTTTGAACTTATTATTATCTCCGTAAGAATCAACTTTATCAATATCTGTTTCAATAACTGCTTCTAAAGTAGCACCAATTCCACCACCACCTGTTACGGTTATTGTTGGTGTACTGTTATAACCTTTACCTGGATTTACAATATTAATAGATACAATTTTTCCAGCATTAATAACTGCTTCCAATACAGCATCAATTCCTCCACCACCAGTAACATTAATTGTTGGTTGCCCGATATAACCTGTTCCTTGGTTAGTTATATTCACATCGACTATTCTACCATATTCTGTTCTTGTGGTATTTGTTGTAAAGGTTTTAAGAGTTTCAAAATTATCTATTTGTTTAATGCCAGTATCAATTCGTTCAGAACTATATTGGAACAATTCAACTTGAAGTTTGTAAACATATAATTTACCAAGTTGATAAAATGGATCTTGGTGTTGAACAAATTTTATTTCAAACAATCCCTTTGATAATGGGAAATAAATTAAATCACCCTCATTTGGTCTATATGGTAATGTTGTTACTCCATATCTTCCAACAAACTGATCCCATCTTCTACGAGCTACAACTAATGTAGCTGACTGCTCAACCATTAAACCAAACTTTTGTATAAAGTGTCCCTGCCCTGCAAAATTATCTACATTCTCAAAATACATTTCAATTGGGAAGGCAGTTTTAAATTCAGATAAACGATCTTCTCCGAGAATGTCATCTTTAGAAACTAATGTTCTTGGAATATAATAAACTTCTTGACCATAAATGCGCAGTGATTCTATGATCAGATCTTCTACTAGATGCTGCTCATTTCTGGTTCCATGAGAAAAATAAACATTTGTTGTAGTCATGTTATCCTAGGAAAAATTCGAGTGGAGCAGATTTATTTTGTAATTCGTCCTCTAGCTCTTTAATTTCTCCTACAGCTTCGTCATACAATTTATCGCCATCCAAAGTGACTCCACCTGGAAGCTGAATTCCTGAAAACTTTTTAATGTTTGTTGCCCATTGTTTTTTAAACAATGCAGTTACATATTTCTTTAACCAAGTTTCATTCCATGCTTTTGAAAATTCATTTGGATCTAAAGCACGATATGCTTCACAAACAATAATGTTTCCTTCCTTTACATCAGTACCCCACTTTAAATCTATGTTTAATCTATTCTGAAGACGATTAAATCTAAACATCTGTGGACCATTTAATTCCATGTCCAACAAAGCAATATGCGCCATTACAGTTTTGTAATAGATTATTGATGTTGAAGTTAAATCATATAAGTCGTGTAAACGAAGTTGATATTGAATATCAAAGAGACTCTTTGAAGATGATGTTTGTGAAATTGGAATTACACGTGTTATTCCGTATACTGCGTCAGCAATAGGAATATATTGATTTGTAATATCATCAGAAGTTACCGTATGTTTTAAATATACTCTTTCAATGCCATCGTAATGATATTGTTTCCAGTATTCCAATGCCTCATCAATACGATCTTCTAATTGATCATCGTCTACGTTAATTTCTAAAACAGGTGCACCTAGTGCTCGTAGACAATAATCTCTTAACCCCTGTCTAGAAGTTACGACAGCCATTTTACTCTCCTAATTTGGCTTTTAATACATTAACCTCTGCAGAAAGTTCTTGAACTGCTTTAACTAAAACAGAAACCATTTGCGCATAATTAATAGATTTCATTCCATCAGTTTCAGAAGTAAATACAAATTCTGGAATAATTGACTCAACTTCTTGAGCAATTAAACCAACATCATGTTTACCATCAGATTGCTTATCATACTCTACAGAACGAAGTTGTAAAACTTCTGCTAGTCCATATTTCGAATCAATAATATTATTCTTTAATCTTGCATCAGATACTTGTTGGAAAGCATTAGCTAAAATACCTGCTGAATTATAAGTCTGAACCCAACCAGCTTGTGTAGCGTAAATACCTACGGAATATGTTGCGCTATACCAACCAGCTTGTCCGTTACTTCTCCACCATCCGTCAGTGCCATTAGTATAGGCATCTGCGCCAGTTAAATTTTTTGCAGTTCCAGATACATTACCAGTTACGTCACCAGTTAAATTACCTGTAACGCCACCATTGGCAGTAATTGCACCAGTAAATGTAGAAGTTCCTGTTACTGCTAAAGTGCTAGAGAACGATCCAGTAGTATGAGTAGCTGGACCACCAGAGATACCATTAGTAGAAGTAATCAATCCAGTGAAAGTAGAAGTTCCGCTTACACTTAATGTGCTAGAAAGAGTAGTAGCACCAGTAACACCTAAAGTAGAACTTAGAGTAGTGGCACCAGTAACACCTAGAGTACCAGCAACAGCAGTGTTACCAGAAGCAGAAGCTACTGTGAATTTGTTAGTAGCAACAGAGAAATCGCCAGTTGAACTTAAAGTGCTAGAGAAGCTACCAGTTGTAGCAGATAGAGCTGCTAAAGTAGAAGCACCAGTTACACCTAAAGTTCCAC